ATGGGATTGAGGGGGGCTACATAGATGTCACCCATCTTAGACCAACTACGTTGTAAGAAAGTCACCTCATCAAATGACATAAAAGGTACTACTTGAGCATCCTTATCAGCCATCGTGTATATAATACCCCAATTTGCAAAAATATTTGATATATTGACTTGGTTATATTTACCAATAACTTTTTCAGAGACACAGGCTAAATTGTCGTCACCATATGTAAGAAGTTTTACATTTGCTCTGAAAGTTGTTATATCTAAGCCGCTTGCATGATACACGCATCGCATTAAAATTGAATTAGCGATACTGTTAATAATAACAGTTAAAACGTGACCTGAAGCATGGCCCATGGCAAAATAACACATGTCACCATCCACTATCAAATAATGGTATATAGTGTCAGCTAAAATTCCTTCTAAAATCAATAAATCTAGATCACTGTAATTGGCCATGTGCGCTAAACGCAACACAACCCTACAACAATAGAATAATAATATTAGGGGCATTCTGAGATCATAAGCCCCAAAATCACCATTAAGGTATTTGTCAAAGACGCTTAAATATTGGGCAAAAATGGACCAATGAATGGACTGAGCGTTACACCCAATAGCGTTTTCAAATAAAATTTGATTGTCCATTATAAACTTGCTTATGGGCAAAGTAAACATTCGCCCTATACAAATCATAGTCAGGGGTCCAACTTGAAAAACTCGCGTCTTTCCTTTAGCACGATGAGCAATTGTAATCGCAGCATCCTTGAGCGCTGTGGAAAAGAGAAAATTGCAACGTTTTCCAGATTTGTATATTTCGATACATTTTTCTATATCTATACGCACAAAATTAGGAATATCACGAGAAACACCATCATCCCGAAGTGGAAAAATAGTATTCTTAGATTTAAAATACGGAAAGCCAGCACTAGTTTTAAAATTCATACTATCAATAAAACGAACACCCTCAATTCCGAACAATGCCTGCTCTAAAGTTAAAGGTTCTGCGTAGCCAAATTTAAGATGATTAATAGGAGCTAGATATTCATCTATAGCCGCTCGAATAATTTCACCATATAATTGTGGAATATTGGTCTCACATTTAATTTTAAGAGTATAAGCATAAGCATCTTCCCACACACCTTTAACATTCTTGGAATGCATCAATGGTGCCACAAATTTTATAGGTTTGCCAACAAATTCCTCCACGAAAGGCTTAAGAATGGTGGTTGTAAGATTACTCTTAGGCTTTGCACGAGGCACATTAAGAGTACCATAAATGAAAACGTTATTATCATCAAACCAATTAAATCGGCTCTTTTTGTGTAAAGGGCCAAGCTGAAAATGTTCAAAATTTACATGCCCCGCACTAATTTTAGCAATGGGTTCTACAAAATGCGGACTAAATTCAAGGTCGCATAGTAAAACGCTATTAGACCAACCAGCAGTCTTAGTGCGTTCAGTACATGCGATAACCATACCGCATATTACAAGAGTCTTATTGGGTCTTAATAGGAAAATAAGAGAACCACAGTCTCCAACACTAATGTTTCCATTCGTTATACGATAGGAATTTTCATTATGCCACTTAATATTGTAACCATCAGCATAATCGACAACTTCATCTTTAACCAAAACAGTATGTGAAGAATCTGCTTTAACTAGAATACCATCACAGGCTGAAGTTATACGTTCATGATAAAAGTATTTAGTAATATCTTTAACAGGACGCAATTCAAATATTTGAAATCTAGCAATGTCATTTACTTCGTCCATCTCCACTTCATGAACACTTTTAATAGAGGTAAATTGTTTTCCATCTTTGTTAATTAAGATTTCGTAATTAACAACTTTAGTATTAGGAGGGCCTCTAAAAGCATGAGCGACTGTTATATATGTATTAGCCTTAACACCCGTAGCTATAACATCAATAAAACTACCAACGCAATTAGTACGAACTGAAATGGTAGTTTGATTACATTTGATTATTCTCGTCAAATCCTCTTTGACTATAGAACGACCTCTAAAATCATATGAAATGTTAGAGACAGCCTTATAAATATATTGACTATCCTGTTCACTAGGAGGGATAACAATAGTATTCACAGCTCCAGCACTAGTTTCTGTTCTCGCTCTAAATTTATACAATACAGCCATGAGTGAAATAATAGGCACTATCACAATAAACGCACTAGCGTATAAAGGATTTATCATCTGTTTTAATTCCTTAGCTAAATTTATCTCCACTCCTCGTTGGAATGATTTGGTATAAGAGGCCAAATCAAACTTTTGGCCATTGAACCTACAATATGTATAATAATCTCTTAACTTTGACATACGTGTAGTGGTCGTTATTGGAGTTTTATCATCAATAAATGCGATTTTAAAATCTGCAGGAATATTCACAATCATAGTAAGAATAAACATAATAAACCTGAATACTATTACTACCCTTCGTGTACTGGGCATACTAAGTTGTATAGATCCAGCAGCAATTGCGCTTAATAACGCTCTATCTCGGAATTCAATATCACGAAAACGTCTATACTCTAAGAAAGTATTATACACAAAAAAGGTGCAAAACAGCAAAAAATAACCGAGAACATACATAAACATTATCACAAAGGGAATAAAGACAAAAAATGAAAATAACATTTGAGTTGTAGTAACAAGAATATATAATGCCATATATAATGAGCTTTCATGATCTATATTCCAAGACATTAAATAGCAAGCATTAAAATCATCAATATTATCAATAGGTATTTCGCAGCGAGAAGCAGCAATTCTATTATCAATTACAACAGATATTTTATCTTGAATGCATTTAACGCAATTCTGATGCCTCAACATTTTATGTTTACACAAACGCGAACCTAAAGTCGAAACAGCAACATCTAAGGAAGCCAAAATATCTCTATGAGTTCTGAATATTTTAAGAATCTCCACTTCATAATCAGCCAGAGTATAATAAGTGCCAATATCAGTATAATTAACAGCAAATTTATCATTGAGTTTTAGTGTAACTTTTTGTAATAAATATACATTCATATCTGGAGCATACCCGTGTTTATCGGTATATGCTTTAGCCTTAGCATCATCGACAGAATTGCTAATTATCTTTCCTTTGGCATCTTGTGGACAGAATTCTTTCTTAACCGTTATTGTTACAACATATGGAAATCTACGCAATATAGCGGCAGGACAAGAAGAGTAATGTTTGGCATTAAGATTCTTAGTGTTAGTACTAGCAGCAACATATTTACATTTGAAATAAGTTTTGCCTTTGCCAGCAAATGCCATATCCAACGCCCATGGGTTGGTATTAACAGCTCTCAAAACTTCTGATATACTCAAATCAGCACCAAGTTTAGGGTTTTGAGAAGCAATATCATCCCAAGTACAACCCCACGTGCCTGGTCCAAATCCTTCCCAATATTCGGAACCAACAGTACGATTAAAATGACCAGGACCAGATGTGTCAAGATCATTAAATTCACCAAATAATTGACGAGTGCGATCCATAATAGTGGATTTATTGGTTTTAACTTCACCGAAAAATAGGATCGAGAATGGTTTGTCTCTGAGATTATTGTTGTTAGCTTGACAAACCATGCTATCGTGCAATTCAAGAGCTTTGCTATGTTCTTGACGCACTGAATTCAGAAGGCGAGCATATTTCGGATTATACGAACAATTTCGTATCAAC